TATTGCGCCACGAATCTTACCCTGCCCGCCATCAGGCTGCGGCCAATCGGGCTATCCGCCTGCCTGCAAAACCTGTCGAAATACGCCTGGTCATAAGGCGATTCCGTCACAGGGAAATAGCCGATGCCAAGCTCGGGGAACCATTGCAGGCGACGTTCAGCGATATGCTCGTGCAGCGTCGGTCGAGGAAACGGCAGAATTGTTGCATCAGATCGGGGATTGTCTTGTTGCAATTGTGCCGCATGTTCGTGCATTGGCAGAAATCCTTCGGAGTCGCGAAGCCGATGCGCGAGCAGTCGAGCCGCGGATCGAGCACCCGGCTCGGTGCATTGTGCCCACCCTGGCCGCCAAGCACGACGAAGCAATGCTTGTTGAGGGCGAGTGCCGCCGGGATGATAAAACCCATGCCGCCGATAATGATGTCGGACGCCGCCATTAGCGCCAGCATATCCATCACCGGCAATTCGCCGTGAATGAACTCGCTGTCACCTTTAGGCGGTACTCCAACGAACCATTCGGCGGCATGGGCAACGTCGGCCACGCAAACGATGTGATGCGTCGGCCGTAATGCTTCGACGATATCGGCAATGTATTGCGGCTCGGGATTGCGCGCCGAATTAAACCACTCACTCCTGACGGTGAGCGGTCTCACAAAGGCGAGCGGCTTGTCTGTTTGTATCGCCCGCGGTGACGGCAATGGTGGCAGCTCGAGGGGTGGCACGAAAGGGATACCGAATGACTCCTCCATGCCATTGATGATCGAACGCCCAGCCAGAAACGCGCGCTGGTAGGTATTGCGGATACTCTGCACCCGTGGCGGTCGCGGCACCCAAGCCACACGACTGCGCGCCACGTTTTTGTTCTGCGTGCGTAACCGCGAATACGATCCTTGCGGCCTGACAAAGCGAACCGGCAGCCCCGCATAGAATTCCGGCCATGATGTTTCGAGTGTTATGTCTCGGGTACGAGCCAGCGTACGCACAAACGCCAGCTGATAGATATTGTCTCCAAGTCCCTGCATACCTTGAATATGCAGCCGCTTGTCAGGCGACGCGCGCGACTGGATCGGCGGCAGCAACATGGTCTTCCAATCGCACTATGGGCCAGGTCGTCAATGCACTGCCCGGCGAGGCGTTGACGCATTCGATATTAAGCGCCGTTAGATCCTCGGCAGCCTTCGGCAGATCTGTCTGTTGCCGCCGCCAGCAATCGGCGGTTGGTTTCCATGGGTGTGGCGGGTGGTGATGAATCTTTCCGTCTGACCCGGCCTTCTGATCGATGCCTAGCAATACGATCTTGGTGACACCGAGGTGCACCGCCAGATTAAGAGCCGCGGTGAGCGTGGTATTCTTCACCATCAGCGTGTGCGTATCGGTGGCCAGGCCCGGCGTGGTCTTGCGGATCATTGTCAGGATCGGCGGTGGGCCAGTTGCCGCGGTTGAACAGCTGACGATCTTGCCGCCAAAATTCATCAGCGCCTTGCGGTGGTGCAGGAACCAGCGCATGTCGGCAAATACAACATATTGCGCCCATGGCACCGCAAGATAGCTGCTATTGATGGCGATGACGTTCCTGTCCCTGATCAGCTCAAGGTTCTGCTCAAGCAACGACGTGCCGCCGCCAACGATATAGGCAATATCCCCTTTCCATAACGGCTCAACGCGCCAACTCAAACGTTGAGCCTCGCATAGTTCTGGATCATTTCGGTGACGTTCGGCGGCAGGATTGAACTTACTGGAGCGGCGGCGCCTTTGCCGGCGGACGCATAGCGGAAGCGATTATAATAATCCCCGTACGTCACGGTTGTATCGCCATGCGTCGTCGAGCGGATGGACGGATCGCGGTTGCCGCTGAAATGCTGCCAGCGCAAGGTCTCGATGCACGCCTGCGCCAGCAAGACCGGCGCGTCATCGGGCAAGTCATAGCCGCCGCTATATTGCGCGACCACTTCCCCGAACCAATGGCTGTTGACCGGCGAATAGGCCCACGACCACATGCCGGGCACCAGCCAAAGCAGACCGGCCTCCTTGTCGAGTTCATAGCCAGCAGGATCGGCTATGCTGCCACCGACCGTGATCGAGCTAAGCTGGTTGACCGGAAACTGTCGCAGATTGATCCCGCGCGTCGGGTCATAAAACGACAGACGAAAGCTTTCCGAAACTGTCAGCATGGCGAAATAACGATCGCACAATTCGCCGATCATTTTGGAAATTGCCGTGATCTTCTCCGCCATGATCGCATCGTCGGCAGTATTGCCGGGAATGCCGAGCGCTATATTCACTGCATCCACCGTGGTCAGGTCATAGACCGGCGCGGTCGGCTCCAGGATGGTGAAAAGTGATTTCCTCATGGCTCATATTTGCCCGTCGGCCCCTGTGGACCTGGCGGCCCTCGTTCGCCATCCTTGCCGTTGCTGCCCTTCCTGACGAACAATTGCCATTGCTTCGAGTCGCCCGGCTTGTCTTTTGCACCCTCGATCATGCAGACCCAGCCATTGCCGCCGCAGGAAACCGTGTCGTCGAGATGAAAATCATCATCATGCTTCCATGGTCCGCGATGGCGCCCACGCGATGGTCCTGCACCATCCTTACCGTTTTGACCCGGTGGACCTGGCGGTCCGGGCTCACCCTTTTCGCCGTGAATGGATATGCCATCCCTGCCGTCTTTGCCGTCCTTGCCGGGGATGCCAACTTCACCGCGCAGCCCAATGTCGCCGCGGTCGCCTTTTTCTCCGCGCGGTCCTTGCAGTCCAATTTCGCCGCGTTCGCCTTTTTCCGGCATGCGCGCCTCGAGCGCGGCGATGCGCTGATCGAATTGCATTTTAATTGATGCAGTGTGTTCCTTGATAATTTCGGCGATCTCACGCCCAAGAATATCCTCAAGCGGCAGTTGCATGGCCTAGGCTCCTGCGGATCGCGTCGAGCAAGGCGCGCTGATTGATTGGTGTCGGTGCTGGCGTTGTCGGATTCGGCATTGGCGCCGGAGCGGCTGGCAAGGCCGGCGCATTAGCGCGGTTGGCGAGTGCCTGCAAGGTAAACATCTGCTGTTGCGCCATTGGCGATTCGCCGCCGGTTACATCGATATAGCCGAGCACCCTGCGCGCTTCATTCGGCGATAGAATGCCCTTGCTTACAGCCTCCGCCAGCACCGTGATCTGCGTCTGCGAATCCATGCGGAATAGGCCGGTAAGATCGAATTCGGCGCGATAACCGGCACCGACTAGGCCGAGGCCTTCCGACAAGATCAATTCGATATGCTCGATCAAAGACTGCAGGCATTGCTTGTAATATTGCAGGTCGAGCAGTTCAGCGTTTTGATAATTGGGCGGATCTTTCGCCCCGACCATGAATGCCGGGATGCCGAATGCCGTGCAGATCGTTTCGTTGTTGTGCTTGAGCTGCTCGATCAATTGGCTATCGACGGCATTCTGTTGCAGTGGATTCCATGTCAGCCCGCTACCAAGAATCGCCACCTTGCCCTGATTAATTCCGGTATAATTGCTGTGCCAGTTGTTCTCCAACCGCGCTGCAGTGGCCTCGTCGATGTTACCGGGTGCCGTCAGGATGCCGGAAGGTCGCGCCGCATTGCCGAAAAACATTGCCGAAAACTGTTCAATCGACAGCCCGCGTGCAGCAGGCGCGGCCGTGGAATAAAGCGGCGACATGCCGACCATCTTATGGAACAGGCAATTGATGCGGTCGTGCATGATCTCACTGGCCGGAATCACGACATGTTCTTCGGTAATACCGGCCAGGTGATCGGTATTGAGATCGTAGAATAACGATCCGTCCAATGCCTCCATCGGCTTGACGCGATTGGGATCGAGCACGTGCAGCGCGCTGACGACGTTGCGATTGTCGCGTTCCTTGAGAACGTAAGCGTTGCCGGCCCGCAGTTTGGAGATCATCCAGCTTTCAAAGAATTGAATGCGGGTCTGATAGCGATTTGGCTTATTGAGGACGGTTGAGAAAGCGCTTGCCGTAGTCTCCTGCCATACCTGATCGACCGGCTGCATCAGCTTGAGCCGCATCTTGGCGATATCGGCTGAAATCATGGCGACGCAACGATAAAGCGTCGCGTTCTGCAGCGGATTCTCCATGCTCAGCGGTTGATTACGCTGCCAAGCTCCGGCAAATGGCTCGCGCACGATCGGCCACCAGCCGCGGTCATAGATGTTGGTCGGCAGCATGGGCGACTGCTTGCGCACGGAAACCTCGAAGCCGAGGATTCTCATCCTTTCTCGGCCTCGAGTTTGCGATGCCGGTAGCGCTGTTTTTTGCGCACCGGCACCACATCATCACTCTCCGCAGCCAGCTTGGCCGCGGACAACACCATGCGATGCGCGTCTGAAAGCGGCTCGAATATTTGGCCTGCCGCAAGCTTGCGGTGGTTATAATCGAACGACTTCAATGCGCGCATCATCATCCGGTCACCGCCCCACCGTAGGCAGCGTTTGTCATATAAAACACGCCTTTGTCTCGACCACGCATCCATGTGATGTAACGCTCGGCACGCACGAACACCAAATTGTTCTGGAATGCCGAGACCAGGTGGTAGTTGCCGGCCGCAGGTGCCGAATCCAGTTCAACCGATGCCTCGCGTGACACATCGATTTGCAATCCGCCCTCGTCCGCCACAAACACCGACGGTGGATGGATTGCGGTGACTTGCCCGGCCGGTGAGTTATTCGAGGTCAACACCGTGATGCCGAGGATATTGCCGCCATTGCCATTGACATTCGGGAACGCCACCACGCCCAAAGTTGTCAGCATGGTGCCGATCGAAGTCGCCAGCACCGGCTGCATGATCAGCGTCAGGTTATCGGTCGGGATATTGTACTCCTGGAAGTGGTACAGGATCTGCCGGATATCATGGATCACCGCGGTGATATCGGTACCGGAAGCTGCATCGCTGTCGGCACCATTGGTGATCGATGCCGGCGACACGTTGGTCACAGCGGTAACCGATGGCTTGATGAACTGCTCGTCGAGGAATTTGGCGATGCCCTTGGCGAGGTTATCACGCACCAGCATTTCAACCGACGGGCTTGAGAAGCGCGCCAGTTCGTCGGTGACGCCCATGATGCACGCCGTCTTGGCAAACGTCAGCGTGACGGTGTCGAACGTGCCTGCAGCCACTGGCTTGCTGGCGCCTTCCCCGACCCACTGGGCCGTGATGACGCTATTTTCGCGCGGGATGCGCGAGTTAAATGGCACCCGCGTCAACCCTGGAATGCGGCCGAGATAGGTCTGCGGCACCAGAAATTCGAGAAATTCACTGGCGAGGTTCTGCGCGTAGACCAAGTTGCCGGCCCATGTTGCCGAGGTAACCGTGCCGGTCGCCACTGCTGCCTTGATATCCATTTCGATCTGTGGCCACTGCCCGCAGTATTGTCGCGCCACGGCAATAACATCGCGATGATAAACATCGGCGTGTAACTGGCAGGCGAGCCGCTTGATCAGGCCGAGGCCTGGCGGCAGCGTCGGTGCCTTCACCTGGATCGACTGCGAATGCATCTCGATGCCATCGCTGTTCGATACCGGCTTTGCCGTGCTTATCAATTCCTTTTCGATCAGCCGGCAGTCGGTGAGCTCGCGATCGACCGACTTGATAACGGCCGAGTGTTCGTCAAACGCATTCTGTTCCGCCTCGTCCTTGGTGCGGTCTTCTTCAACGATCTTGCTTTGGATTGCGTCACGCGCGGCCACTTCGGCGGCGCGTTTTGCCTCGAGGTCTTTCATCCTCTCGGCGTTGGTCTTCGTGGCCATAGTCGTGGCCTCCAATTTGATGGAACGGGATGCCGCGACAGCGACGGATTTGCCGGAATGGCCTGACGAGGCCGGGGTCACTTCTTGCGTATCGCCGGACGCGGCGCGCAATCCGTGATAAATGGCGCGAATGGTATGGATGGAAGCATCAACATTGGCGGGAATCGTAACGGCCGATAATTCGAGAATTTCATACTCGTCGTATTGAATCCCACCGCCCTTAAGCATCGTGACCTTGTCGGCGGCAGCCTGGAACCCGATTGACACCGCACGCACCAATCCCAATTTGATTGATTGCCACGCCTCGTCGAGCCGGTCCTTTAATTTGCCAGGCTCTACCGATTTGGCGATTTTCGCCCTGAACGGAATCCCGTCGTCACGCGCCTCGGCCCACACCACATGTCCAATTGGTTCGCCTGAACGATGCTGCCATAGCATCGGCATCGGCAGGCTGAACTTGGCGCCGCGCGGCTTGACGATATCGCCGACGCGATCGACCGTTGGCGTCGAGGCAACGCCCTCGATGATGCGCTGATCTTCATCAAACGATTTGATGTCGAGCACCGCGTAGGCGCGGTTGAGTTTTGACATGGGTTTTCCTTTGAGTTCAGCCGACAAAGAACATCTGAAAGGCGGGCGCCTCTGTCGGCCTGTCGCTCATGACCATGGCCGCATCGAACAGCGCCATGGCGGCGTCGATCTTGGCATCGCCGGCGTTCTGTTTGGTCATGCGTATAGCCGTGGCGGTCGGCTCTATTTTGCAATTGCCCACACACCACGACATCAAATCGGATTTGCTATGCCACAGCGTGCCGTTGGCCAATTTGCGTTCGGTGCCCTTGATCGCATTCATCATGCGATAGCCTTGCGGCGCGCCGATCAGGTTCTTGTCGGCAACGGAGACTCCGATGCGTCCGAGCGCGTCCACGACTTCACCGAGGCCAGCAGGGTCAACAGCGACAGCCGCCAAAAGATTTCTTCGCTTGATGTCGGAAATAATCTCAATGATGGCGGTGATGTCATCCAGTTCGTCTTTGACAATTGTCAATTCCCCACTAGTTTGGAAATCCTGCAGCGTTGCCGCGATGGTTTGCCTTCGCTGCAGGACGCTCTCGTGACACCAAGCATGTGACCAGGAAAGCCAGTGTTTGGTCTCGCGGCAGCGTCCGAGAGTACAAAGCCCGAACAAGTCATCCAGCCCGCCACCGTCGATCCCCACGACCACAATTTCCGAACGCTCGAGCAATCGTTCAAGCGTCAATGTTTCATCGGTTTGCTTTTTCCAGAATTCCGCACCGGCCCATCGGTCGCCTCTGAGCGACAAGCCTATCTCGACATTGAAATGTTGCGACGCAAACAAGGCCAAATCGCCCTGCCCCTTGCGCTTGGCATCGATCAGTTGCGAGCGCAGGAATTCCGCATCGACCGATCGTCCCAAATTCGGATTGACCAGCGGCCACGTTTGTTCTTGCTCCCATCCGCTATTCGCCGCGATCTTGTGCGGTAGTTCGTACAAAACGGGCAACAATGGCTTGGGCAATGTCAGCTTGCCATCGCGCACGTCCCTGGCCCTTGCCAATTCGGATTTAAACACCCCGGCAGGCGGCGCTTTTGACTGCGTCGTGATCTGGATCAAGAATCCATCCGGTCTGCTCGCCAGGGCTCCCCTAATTTCCAGAAAGATATCCGCGGCATGCGACTTGGTGGCGAACACATGCGTCTCATCGACCAAACAACCCAGCGGTTTGCCACCGGTGATCACGTCCACATCGGCTGCCTTGATCTGCAGGAACGAGCCGTGCTTGCGGTGGGTAATGCGCCGAATGTTGTCCTGAATATGGAACACGGTGCTCAACGTCGGGTCGAGCTTGACCATGGACCGCGCCTGCCGAAACGCGATCCCAGCCACTTCGATGGTCGGCGCCAGAAATGTGAATTCGGCATCCGGCCGCCGATTGCGGCAGATCGCTGCCACCATGATGCCGGCGGCCAGCGTGGACTTGCCATTCTTCTTCGGGACTAGGAGAAAGTATTCCTGAATGGCCCGCGTGTGTTTCTCGACATCGTAGGAGCCGAATAGCGCCGCGGCGATATCGAACACCCAATCGCCCATGGCCTCGCCAAAGGTGGGCTGGCCAATCACATCGGGCAGGCGCAGGCGCTTGAAGGCCGACAGTCCGCGCTCCACCTCCTCGGGAAACAACGGCAGGTTGGGAACAAGGCTCCTGCCCGCCATAATGCGCTCGGCCCAATCGGGAACCGCCGTGTTCCACGGGTTCCGCTCGTTATTGACGATTAGGTGCAAAGTTCCATCCGAGTTCCATCCCACTACGCAATAATATTACCCCGATTGTTATGGACACATGGCCCTAGGTAGTGCATATTGTGCACATGAACAAAGGAAAACAAATGCGTAAACGAATGCCAAAAGGATTTCGCAAGGGCCACGACGAAAGCATCAAGTGTCCGCATCGCGACGTTTCATGTTGCCCAAACTGTGCCAAAGCCAACGAGGAAATCGTGGAAGTTTACGGTCGGCATTTCTGGATTTGTGATCAAGTCGAGCGCATGGAACTTACTGCAAATATGAAAATCTAACGGGCAAATGCCCACCGAAAGGGAATGAAGATGACCACCGCAAAAGTTAATACACAATTTGACTACGTTTCCTTGCGTATCAAATTCGATGGCAAGAAAACTCTAAACGTGACCCGCTCCCGCAATGGTATCAAATTGTCAGGAACGGAAGCCACGCGACCGGCCCTCGATTTCCTCGATGCTTGGTTCAAGCAACGCAAAAACACGACCATTGGGCAGTCAATGGAGCATCTGTGCGGCGTGGCCCAGAAAAGCAACTCCATACATGAATTCTTGACCAACGCATGACCCCGAAACAACTCAAATCCGCCCGCCATGCCCTCGGCCTCTCCGCCGAGGGTTTCGCGCGCCTGGTCGGGGTCAAATCAGGCCGCACCGTGCGCCGATGGGAATCCGGCGAGCGCGAAATACCGGGGCCGGTGTTTCACCTGCTGGCAATGATCAATAACCCCGCTTTAGCCAAATACACCCGCGACGTGATGATCCCGCATTTCAGGGCAAACAAAGATCCGGCCATCCGCGAAGGCCGCTGGAAACTACGCTAGTTCGTCCGCACCGGCACCGAAAGGAAAGAAGATGGCACCGCACTCATATAAGTTAAATATGTGCGAGGTTGAGGTTGCAATCGAAGCTTTGTATTTTTTCATCAAAGATTGGCCGCAGCATAACATGCATAAGGATGCTAAGAAATTATTGAAAAAGATAAACTCTGCCCACACTAATTGGTCCGCACCGGCGCCGCGATCGGCGCCAGATCATCGCCCCATTCCGACGAAGTAATAGCGGACTCCGCCTGACGCAGCTGCTCGGCCTTCTTGCCGCCGGCAAAGCCGCCAGGATTGGGCGTCTCGCCCGAGGTGCGTTTGTCCAGATGCTTCATGGCCGACACGTTGCCGGCACTCGCCGCCGTCTGCAGCATGTCCAGCAGCTCAGCCCGGTATAAGTCGCGCCCGTCCTGCAGTTCACCCTCGAAGTACTTCACCAAGGTCTTGCGATCGCATTTCAACGCCAGCGCAATGCCGCGTTCGCCCATGCCGGTGGCGACTAGCAAGGAAACACGCTTGCGCATGCGACGGGTCACTTTGAACGGAGGTTGTGGCATGATGGACCGATGTAGTTGATTTCATTGGGCTAGTGGAAGCTAAAAAAGGCGTGAATGGA